CGTGATAGTGTGGCTCCCATTTTAAGTGAGTCTATTAGTTTTGACGAGACCAAATATATACGTCGTCAACAATATATAACTAATAAGAGAGTTAAAAGGTCTCTCAAAAATAAAAATATAAATAATAAAAATAAAAATATAAATAATAAAAAAATATATAAAGAACATAAAAATAAGAGAGATGTAAATATTCATAACCTCTCCAAAGCGTTGGTAGCTCTTCCCTCAGAGGAGGGAATTGAGCTCGCGGCTATAAAATTCGTTTGTCAGTCCCGTTGTCTTGAAGCGTTGGTAGCTCCTCCTGAAAGTTCAGGAGTTGAGCTCGCGGCTAAAAAATATGTCAGTCAGGCCCGTTTATTTAAGCCTGATAGCCTCCCAGTTTGGCTGAAGTATGTGAGACCTGATAGTATAGTGAATGGTTTCGATTTATTTTGGTTTCATCTGGAGAAACTGGTAAGTGTCATAAGTTTGTTGAAGAATTGTGATACACTTATAGAGATGTTACATATTTTAAATTTGTATTTAGGGATCTATTTCGATGGTTCCATTGTTGAAGGATTTTTGTCAATGTTCGAAACGTGCACAGAGAGATTAATGACGTGCCAATCGACTGGGTTAAATGTGTTCAAATCACTGCTAACTAACTGGCAGGCTATTAAAGAAAGTGAAGCTGCAAAACAATTGTACCACTTTATTTCTACAGTTTTAGCTACCGGTTTGTGTAAGGTGAACCATATTGAACTATCGTTGAAAGGTTTAGAGGTCTTTCGAATAGCAGCAACTAAGAAAGTTGCAAGCTTAACAGATCTCGTGCAGGTTGTGATAGAGACGACTGTATTTTTCTATGAAAGAGGCTGTGCTTATTTGAGCACAAATAACTTGTGGGATCTGATTTATTCGGATAACCAAATAGTTATCTTTGAAAAGGAATTTGCTTTCGTGGTTGCGAACAAACCTTATGCCATTGCTGGAGAATGGACGGAGATGGAGATGTCGAGTTTGGATTATTTTGCTCTTATGGACAAGCTTACGGATGACATAGTCGGGATGATTAAATTATCTACCGGTCCGGAAAAGTCCAATTTGTCGGCGAAGCTAACTATGTTAGAGAAAGTGAAAGTCGAGGTTAAAAGAGCCAATGTTGCTCCCACTATGAGAATGAAACCCTTTGGGGTTGTTCTCTTTGGTGGTACTGGAGTAGGAAAGTCCTCAGTTTTACCTTATATTATACACTATCTCAACAAAATAAATGGTTTTGAATCATCGAGAGAAAGAGTGATAACACTAAATCCGGCTGAAAAATATCAGTCTGAGTATAAATGTAATACAAATGTAGTAATTTTAGACGACATTATGAACCAAAAACTGGAAGTATCAGATGGTTCTCCTGGAGACTTAATTATTAGATTATTGAACAATATACCTGCTGCTGCTTTGAAAGCCGATGTAGACTCGAAGGGTAATGTTATGATGGCCCCCAATTTTGTATATGGGACGACGAATGTTAAGACAATGTGCTCACACCAATTATCTAATGAGCCCGTTTCTATTTTGAGAAGATTCGAATACTTTATCACTATGACTGTTAAAGATGAATACAGTCGTTCTGATAGTGTGATGTTGGATTCCTCGAAAGTTCCCCGAGAACGAGTGCCGGATGCGTGGTGGTTCAAAGTTGAATATGTTGTCCCGGAAGTAGTTCACGATGGGCACCCAGCTAAACCTAAATTCCATGTAGCAAGAGATGGCGATAGACCTTTAGATAAGATAGGTATTCAACACCTGTTAGATTTCTTAGGCCATAGTTCCAAGATTCACTTCGCTGAGCAGAGAGATTTCGTTAGTAGATCAGCTGATGTATTTAGAATGGAAATCTGCGATAGGTGTAAACAACTTGAAAACTTGTGTAATTGCGCGAGAAATGAGGTGGAGGATCAAGCAGACAGTACAGCTTGGCCTTCGGCAATTCTCAGACATATAGAGGAAGATGAAGAAAGCGAAAGCAGTATCTTTAATTTTGATTATGTCAACGCAACAGATGAGCAGGTTGATGCCGGTGTTAGAGCCGATGATGCATGGATAGCTTCCGTTAGGGAAGATGAAGATTATCATCGGAGGAATCCGCGAATGAGACATCAAGGTTTCACTGAATTTTTTGGTGATGCCTTTGATAGAGATAGGATTAGGCGAGCTAGTGAAAGGAAATCGTATAGAGATATGTATGGCATGGATATAGGGCGTCGTAGCACTCCAGCAGTAAGCTCAGATGAAGAGGAGATGAAACCTCAATTGAGCGAAAATAATATCAGGTTAGCGTTCGACCAACTATTTTTGGGAAACAACTTACCCACGAAGACTAGATTCGAGCACATTAGAGATAAGGCAGTGAGTGAAGTGGTAAAGAACCCTTTCCTGCAATCCTTTATAACCGGCCAATATAATTCAATGTTAGGATGGACGGCTGTGTGTTGGAATTTCTTAGTCTCAAAGTGGAAGGATGATAAGTGGGACTGTATGTTATTTATGATGTTACTTATGATCAACAGTGCTGTTATAACTGCTGTTACCGTACCTGTGGCAATAGCAACTAGGTGCGGCATATTTTCTGCGAGAAGGATAGATCAGTGTTACTCCTGGGCAACCGATAGAATGACGAAATTAATATTGTCAGAGTCTAGCTTAGTTAAAATGCGTGAAAATCGCATAAGACAGGTGAAGACCGTTATGAAATTGTCATTGTATGGTGTTTCGTTGTTGAGTATGGTTTATGTTATCAAACGAGCAATAAATGCTTATAAGGTTTATAGTAACCAGGCATTGAGCGAGGGAGGTACCTTACCTATTGACGAGAAGCACAAAATCGACCATTGGGCCCCAGTAGTTATATCTACAGTGCCCCCAAGTTTGAAGAGTTCGACTACAACTGCAGATCAGTTGAGAAACTTACTCGAGAAGAAAATAGGGAGTGCCACACTGCGTTGTGTCGAGACAAAGAGAAAGAGTCAGATGGTGATCTTTCCTTTGTGCAGTAATATATGGGTTATAAATTCCCATGCGTTGACAGGTCATAACCAGGAAGTTGATGTGGTTATTAGAGAACCTGGGACGATTGGACCCAATTTTAGTGACATCATTGGAGTGAACAATACCTACATTATCCCCGATAACGATCTTGCTCTTGTGGTTTTACCCCGAGGAGGGTCCCAATATGATTTTACGGAATATTTTCCGGAGATCAAAGAACATGTTAAATATATGTGTTCTATAGTCTACAAGGGCCCAGACTCAATTGTGAAAGATCAAAGAGTGCTAGCGTATCCCAAGACCATCACATACCAGGGGCCAAAAGGTAATATTGTCATTAAAGGTTACCATTACACTGCTAACGAACCCACTTTTGAAGGAATGTGCATGTCACCATTGATGACTTATGAATCTAAGCCACAGATTCTAGGTTTCCATTGTTGTGGAGTCACAGGAGCCAGAGAAGGAGGAGCTGCTATGTTGTGTAGACAAGAAATCATCAAGGCTATAGGTACCCTTAAAGGGAGACTAGGTTTGATGGTAGCCCATAGCGCTTGTCCAAATGGTCTTAATTTTGAGGATATAGGGCCTTTTCCAAATGTTTCCCTAATAGGCGACATAAACGCGAAGAGTCCTTTCAGGTTCTTAGAACAAGGAACGTTCAATTTATATGGACAACATAGCGGCCCACGGCAAACACCATCCACTGCAGTAGTTAAAACACTGTTGAGCGATGCGGTTGAAGAAATATTTGGGGTGCCCTGTCAATGGGGACCCCCAGAAAATATTAAGACTTATAAACCGCGACGGGTAGAAGCAGTAAAGATGTGTGCAATAAGCTCCATGGATCCTGACAGAATGGCTTATGCCACGTATGATTATTGCTTGAGTGTGTTTGATGCATTACCTGATGCTGCTGTTAGAGGTATTCAACCTTTAGACAGAGCAACTACATTATCAGGTCAGGACGGTATCTCTCAGCTTAGGTCAGTAGTTTTAAGCACCAGTTGTGGTCATCCCATAAACAAACCAAAGAATAAGGTGCTAAGACGGACTGGTGTATCCACTGATTTTGTCACCGATATTATAGAAGCCCCCGATTACATATGGGAACGAGTTGAAAAGTGCGAGAAATTGCTCTTAGAAGGAAAGCGTTGTCATTTTGTATTTAAAGCATCTCTAAAAGATGAACCCAAGAAGATAGGAAGCGGAAAGGTTAGAGTTTTCGCAGGAGTTTCGTTAGAGGGTTTGTTGATTATGAGAAAGTACTTTCTGCCTCTGGGGATAGTAATTATGAGGAATCCATACCTTTGTGAGAGTGCGGTAGGCATAAACGCTCATGGTAAAGATTGGGATAGGTTGGTTAGACATGTCACGAAAAGGGGTTCTGACAGGATGATAGCAGGAGATTATGCAGGTTTTGATTCATCCATGTCCCCCTCAGCGTCGATGGCAGCATTTTCCTGCTTATTGTATTTGGCTTGCAGATGTGGATATAGCCAAGATGACCTTGCAGTGATGAGAGGTATCGCCACGGAGATTTGCTATCCAACATATGATTTTTTCGGTGAGATAGTTGTTGTAGCGGGTTCTGAGCCATCTGGGCACCCAATGACAGTGTTTGTAAATAATATTGTAAATAGTTTATATATTCGTTATGCATATTATTCCATATATAGTTTTGATAGAGAGAGATTTTTTAATAGTGTCGTCACGCAGATGAATTATGGTGATGATAATATAATGTCGGTTTCTGAGGACAGAAAAGAGTTCAATCATACGGCAATACAGAAGGAGCTAGAAAAATCAGGTGTCATCTATACGATGGCAGATAAAGAAGGGGTATCCATCCCCTTTATCAAAATGGAGGACTGTGCGTTCCTGAAACGCACATTTAGACATGATGTCGACAGAGATGTATATCTTGGTCCACTGGACGTTATGTCATTATATAAAACGCTGCACACTTGCGTTAAAAGTGACACTGTAACTTTAGAATTACAAAACTGCGATATGGTATCGAGTGTGTTGTTCGAAGCATTCTTACACGGAAGAGATTTTTATGAAGATTTCCGGGAAAAGATGATTAAGGTGTTAGAAAAGTGTAGTGTTGTTCATTGGTTCCCCCATGGGGTTCCGTCGTTTGAATCCCAACAAGAGGTTTGGGATAAACGATATTCTTGCGAGGATAGTGAGCAATACGAAAATCCACATGGTAGCGGTGTGGTTGGTGACTCATATATATTTGAGTAATCCAGTAATATGGCGTATGCCTGCGAGTGAGTTTGAACTAACGATAGTTTTCAAGTATGAGCGGCAACGCTTATATGGAATTTTAATGTCGTTACAAATTCTTCACGAAGCAATTACAAAATTAACTAGGTCAAACCTGGTGTTTAGTGTTCG